GAAGGTGGGAATGTATCTTCTTTTGTAAGTATCTACAAAAATAATATTTAATAGGTGGACCTGCAGAGATAATTCTTATCTTACAAGGTTCCTTTAAACCAACTAACTTAACAGTTAACATCATTTCATCAGGCCGATTCTCCATTATTTTTAATTCATCAATAAACGGTTCAATCATTCCTTCGTAACCGACTTCATTAACTAGGTAGCCATCTATAAGTGTAATTATATCTGGTAACAAACCAGTGTTAGTTGCAATAGTACGATGTAAAACATCTAGGGTAAAGCGATCTTCTTGATCCCGATAAATTATCAAATCATAGCTTCTTTTAAAAGCCGTGAAAGGATTATACGTATCTAGATCAAGAGTCCACTCTTGACTACCTAGTTTTTGATTACAACCATCCATCACAATACAACCAAATGCACCCATTTCTTTTCTCCCATATCCATAATGTGCTGATATAGAGGGTAATAAGAAATTTCCAAAAAGGTCAGAATCCCAACCTTTAGGAAAAATTTCATTTACCGTTCTAATTAACTGCTTTTTCAATTGATCTTTATCACAATCTACTATAGCAGAATCAACACCATTATCGACAATAAGATCATAAGTATGAGGATCTTCCGCAGTTGTCAGTTTATTAAAGGTTTTCAAAATATTTGAATCTCTTTTTTCATCTGACATTTCCGGAAAAGCTTTTTTTACATTAATCATATTCCAACATAATTCCACATATGGTCTACCCTTATAATGTTCTATTCTTCTTTGAAATCTCCAAAAATCCCCTCCTAAAATAACGGACGGAATATCAGAGTCAAGAACAAAATTCGGTTTATCTACAAGTTCCTGTTGATCTAAAGCACTAGTCATATAAGAAGAAATTTTCCACTTCAAATATGACTCTCCCTCATCTAAATAATTAAGTATAACCAACTTTATAAATAGATGAAAAATAGAATCAACAACTTTTTTCCACACACAGTTCATTCCCATTTCAATGAACACAGCCGCAATAAAACCGGATTGCTCCAAAGCTTTATTGTATGCATTATCCAAGCGACTATCATCTAATTCTGAATTTTCCATTTTAACAAATAATTTGAGCACCTCAATTATTTTAGGATCATTCATATGCATTGAATTAGCGATAGTGAGTACAAACGCACCTAAAGTATCATCAATAAATTGATACAAAGGATTTACTTGTACACG